GCGTACTTCAGCATCTAAAGCTATGTCACCGACAAATCTCATTAAGCGTCATCAATTATTTCGTGAGCGCATACGGCACTTAAATCACCAGCAGCACTTGCTTGTATTTTAAGTACATCGGATTCTTTTAAATATAATCCCATGCTTTTATCTAGCGCAACCAATGTAGCATCTGCTGCTACAGCCACAGTTTTTAATAAATAAATATCTTCACCTCCTCTAGTTATCCAAACAGAGATAGTTGCACTGTTAGTCCCATCAATGTTTGCTATAATTAATGAATTTATCTTTATTAATTTATCACTAGCGCAAGTTAAAAGTGATACTGCTGATGCTGCTACATCTGCGTCAATCGCTAGATCTGCTACTATTGAGGTAACTGCTACTACATTAGGATTTGCCATTGTTTATCTCCTTTTAGCCAAATACCATTGCCATAGCGATAGCCTTGCCTGTTGATGCTTTTGTGTTGAGTTGGGTTTGGATTGCGCTGGTTACGCCGTTGACATAACCCAGTTCTGTCGCTGTAGTTGAAATGCCGTCAAGTTTGTTAAGTTCAGTAGCAGAGGATGTAACGACTGTACCGCCCAGTGCCAAGCCGTTTGTGCCATCGTGGCTGGCTATATCGAAGTTATATGACCCATCCAGAAAAGTCGTGTTACCTTTGATGATTAACTTATCGGTTCCATCTTCGTCATATTCGAGATAGACATCTTGCCCCGTACCGAAATACAGCTTTTTATCATCGGCAATAGTTACATCACCACCAGATATTAACAGCGAGTCTGTACCGTCTTCATCGTATTCCATCGTGACATCTTGGTCGCTACCAAATTTGATTTGCTTATCATCAGCTATGTATATGTCACCAAATTCAGCAGTGGCAGAACCAATGTCAGCCCCACCGCTGGCATCTGGCAACAAAGATGTTTCGATGGTTACTGTGTTTGTTCGTATTCCCGAAGTGCCGTTGTCTATCGCCCCGAAGCCGCTAGTTATTGAACCGCTGTCGAGAGCGCCAGTTGTTACAATATTGCTACCACCAACATTATGCGAAGCGAAATAGGTAGACACGGTGTCTACGTTGGTCATACGCATTGTACCACCGTCGTTCACAAGCAAACCATCGCCACTGGCTACTGCCGTTGTGCCTCTAGCTGTATCGCCATCGATTAAATTAAGTTCAGCGGCAGTTGTTGTCACAACCGTACCTGCCAATGCTAAACCGTTTGTGCCATCGTGACTTGCGATATTTAAATTATAGGAGCCGTCTGCAAGAGTTGTATTGCCTGTGATGAGAAGCGTATCAGTCCCGTCTTCGTCATACTCCATCGTGACATCTTGATCGTTGCCGAATTTAATTTGCTTATCGTCGGCTATATAGATGTCACCCCATTCAGCAGTTGCAGAGCCAATATCAGCACCACCCGAAGCATCAGGCAACAAAGATGTGTTTGCAGTAATTGTTGTACCGACAATTGTTGTTGCAGAGTTTGCTCCAATTGCTGTGCCATCGATTGCACCGCCGTCGATATTCACTGAATCGTTAGCCTGTGTTGCTATAGTGCCCAAGCCTAGCGATGTTCTAGCTGTAGCTCCTGATTCCGCTACCCACGTCGAACCATTTCCAACGATAAAATTACCATCTGTTTTAGATAACGCGCCTATAGCTGTGAGATCTGCATCTGCTGTGACAAAAGCAGAACTATCTAATGCTGCCGCCTGCCATCCACTCGAAGTGAACACCTCTAACCTATTATCTGAACTGTTAAAATAAAGGTCTCCTACCTGATTGCTTGAAGAATTAGATCTTGCTGAAGGATCTGAACCAGCTGCACCGTGGTACACTAGGGCAAAATTTGTGACTTCTCCTGACATGCCAGCCACGGTTGTAACATTTGACGCAATTCCAGCAACAGTCGTAACATTTGACGCAACTCCAGCAACCGTAGTTACATTTGACGCAACTCCGGCAACCGCAGTTACATTTGATGCAATCCCGGCTACCGTTGTGACATTAGATGCGATGTTTTCAACAGCTGTAACATCAGAAGCAATTGCATTTACGCCCGAAACATCCGTACTAATTCCAGCCACCGTTGTAACATTACTGGAAATTCCAGCAACAGTATTTATGTTTGATGAATTACCAGCAACGGCATTTATATTTGATGAATTACCAGAGACATTTGTAATATTTGTTTTAAAAGGATCGGTATTAACTGCGCTTACGTGTGACGCAATTGTATTAACACCGCTAACTGCGCTTGATATACCAGCGACGGTTGTGACATTAGAGCTTATTCCAGCAACAGTGGTTACGTTAGATGAAACACCCGCCACAGTATTTATATTTGATGAGTTCCCGGCAACTGAATCAATATTTGTTTTGTTGCCTGCCACTGCATTAATATTAGTGGAATTATTTGCTACGGATGTGACGTTTCCATTTATGCCACTTACAGTTGTGATGTTAGTCGCGTTTGCATAAACCCCGTTAATCGCCGCAATGTTTGCCGCCAGTGTTGCCAGAGTTCCTGTGTTGACGGCGCTGACAATATTAGCCAGTGAAGCACCGAGCAATGTTGTTATGACGTTGCTGCCATCAACATATATAATGTCTTTACCGACCGGGATCTCAACGCTATCCCCAGAACTGGTCTTGACGTAGACAGTGAACTCACCGCCTGTCGCATTGTGTATGAAATAAAGTTTCTCTACATTGGGTAACACAACATAACTAATACCTGTCAGTGTGCCCGTTAACTTGAGGGTCATATGACGTGCTTCATCACTAACGAAGTTCGTTGTTGAAAGCGTCGTAGTACCTGACCCCGATATGTCTTTTGTTAAAACACCTGATATCGCTTCTTCGACCAACGCAAAGTTAACGTCAGTTAAAGTTCCCCAAGTACCGTCGTTACCGCCTGATTCTTGATCTCTAAATCTTAGTGCTGTGGTTGCTGTATCTGCCATATGTTACACCGCCGGGACATTGTCATTAGTGACTTGCTGTCTCGCATAGCGTTTGTTTACGCCAGCCAGCGCACGCTCATAAAACTGTGCATACATAGCAGCTGCTTCTGGAAATTTGACGTAAGCAGATGCGTGGCTAAGACAACAATATAATAAAAGTTGATATGCGTTATCGGTTAAGAAGTTAGTGGTATTGGATGCAGACAACCGCGATAGCCTCTGGGTAAAACCAATCTCATAGGCGTGTGCCGCAGATGGACTTGGGGCCACTAAAAATTCTGTTGCGTTTAGTTCCCCAAAATATTTTGGTGTGCCTGTAGTGCTGGTGCTTGGATAAAACTCTTTTAAGAAAGTAACTTCGCGACGCTCTAACTGAATTACTGTGGAGCCGCTTGTTATCTGGAAATATCGAATACCACGCTCACCTGTGGGTTTGATAATTGTGTTATCACCTATCGTCATTTCACCAGACGCAGATGAAAAGAAAGCGTCTTCCGTTACGTCGTCAGCTATTTGATCTTCGGCGTTCTGGTTTATCTGATCCAACTGACCTGCAAGCTCTGTCGTATTATTATCGAGCCAGTCCTGTATATCTGTTTTTAATGTTAAGAATGTCGCCATTAGACTGGATCACTTCCCTGCCCTGATGTTGACGGAAACTGGACTGACAAACTGGTGACAGTGCCCACACTAAAGCCATCGGTTGGTCGTGGATTTTTTAGTGATAGGTTTTCTTTTATAAATCTTTTCGGTGTTAGCTGTGGATGCTTTGCTTCGTAGGCGCGTGGACTTACGCGCAAGCCATTCCACTGGGTTTTGAGTTTACGATACGGAACCCGCTCCCCTGTGATGTCACAATAACCAAATGAATTTTTACCCGATCCGTGCCGCAAAACCTGTACCCGCTATGTTTGGTGTCAAAAACAGTGACGTGCGTTCTTCGTCTTCTTGGATTGCTCGAAGAACATCCTCGTCGTAGCGCCGTTTAAACAGCGTTGTGCGAGCAGTATCCAGCGTCGGTAACTTCTCCGACAGCATGAATGCAAGTCCCGTAATGACAGCGGGTAAAAACTTAACAGGAACGTCAAGTGTGTTTGTGTAATCGCCCACGTCTTGTATGCGAGTATACTCAAAATAGTTGATTGTGTACACCTTCTCAGGCGTTGGATACAAAAACAACTTCGGGGCATCTCGCTCCCTGTCTAGGTAAAAATGACTGGGTCTGGTCTCGTTAGTCTTATTGGGCATCGCTGCGTATTCTGCCTGCGTATACCGCGCAACAGATATTTCAGAGCCTGTCGTTCCATCCGATAAAACATAGACATCGTAAACATCTAGAACATCACCATCCAGAGTATAGGATGTCTGGGATGCTACAGTAGACAGCGTCTGTTGAGCTTGTTTAAACAGATGCACATCCCTGTTTCCAAGATCCTGCAACAGCAGGTTCAAGGAGCGACGGGCGCTGCGGAGTTGATGACCAGTTGGACTGGAGACTGCGCAACGCTCATACGCTTCTATAATGATTTCGTCTACCGACATATTAAAGGTAGTCGTTCCCGAAACCGCCATAGCGTTAACCCTTCTGTAATTCGAGGATTATCGTATAGGTATCCAAGTTTGTATGACCACGGGTTGTAATTAGAATGTCACCCGTTTTACCTGAACCCGCCGTGTTAGGAAGCCCACCGAAAGCGGAGAAGTCTAGAAACCCTGCTCCATCAGACGTTAAGCTAATTGCGTGGACATTGGTACTGGCATCCCAAAGCAGGTCAACATCCATACCGCTAATGGTCCACCAACACTTCATAATTTTTATATTGGTGGATTTGCTACCGCTCGCCATTGCCTCTAGGGCTGAAGCGTCTACCTTTACAACGGCAGACTCCCCAGACCCATCGGACACATTAGTGAAACGCATAACAGCCAGCCTCTGACCATCTTGGATAGTTGTTGAGGCGACTAGATCTGCCATGAATTAAGCCCTTTTCTTTTTCTTTTTCATCATAGCCATCATCATCTTCTTTTTTTGTTCAGGGGTCATTTTTGGTGGTCGCCCCTTCATCCTCCCATAAGTTCCTTTTCCACCCGGCATATTCAGTCTCCTTTTTAAGCGTCAGTTGAAGCAGTTATGTTGGTATTCATACCGACCTGACCATCAGCATTCGCAATAGCAATTGGTTGGAAAAATTGCATGTCTGCTCCAACAAATGCCTCTGTTACATTTGCGGCATCGTCTTGCAGTCTCGCATAGATGTTTGGTCCAACATTGCCCGTTGTAGTTGCAACAGCAGTGAAGGCTACGTCTGCAGCATTGCGAGTTCTGATATATGAACCATTAGCTCCACCGTTGATGGTGAGGTTAACAGCAGCTGTTGTTACGTTCTCGATAGCGGCTGTATCAAAGTTACCATCTATCCAGAAGTTACGGATCATCGTGTCGTCACCGCCAATTAGCTGTAGTGCAGAAGCGCCACCAGCAGCAGCCGCACCACGATGTGCCCAGCCGTCAATTAGCATTCTGTCAGCGTTTGCATCCGCAACGATGCAGTCAGTCATCTGACCTGTAACATCGCGTGTCTCACAGTTGATCATAGAAAAGTCAGCTGCATTAACATCGATAATACCAGTCAAGGCATCGATACCACCTGTAAATAGAAAATTGGAAATGGTGATGTTTGCCGCATCAACATCCATATCCGCACCGACAGCCGTTGTGAAATTAATTGTAGGTCTATTGGAACCGTTACCTAAACCTATTATGGTGATACCAGCCACGTCTAGAGCTAAACCTGCTGCAGCAGTGACCGTTTCAGTGTGTCCAGCCTTCACCATTATTATATCGGCGTTATCCGCTTTTGTGCGACCGACCGCATAGTCCAGAGTTGAAAAGGGTCGGTTGTGAGTACCATCATTGGAGTTGGATCCTGCACCAGAATCAACCCAGTAGATGTCTCCACCATAACCATTAAGAATTGGCATACCTCTTATAGCTACACCAGAAGCAAACCCGTTAGGGTAATTAGATATCGGCATAATATTGCAACCTTTCTGCAATTAGGCGGGGTCTCCCCCAAACTCATTATTGAGCCGCTGAAAAGAAAGGTGGGGGAAAACCCCCACCCATTTAATTAGGCACCGCTTGATGCGTAGACACCGCGAGGATCAGACCAACCAAAGCTGTAACGCTCTCTTGATTTGAATTTCATGGTATCGGACTCGAAGTCACCTTCATTCGAAGTGGTAACACCAAGACGCTCAAAGTATTTCAGAGAGTCCGGGCAATTATTCAAAATGAAGAATGCATCTGTATCAGACAGGAATGCATTGACCTCTACACCTTCGCTGAACATACCCATAGAGTTCAGTGCGTTCAGATCGTTGTCTGAAGTAGCAGGTCTTAACTGAGACTTCAGGATACGCTCTGCAACAAACTGTTGCTCGAAAGGTATTAACAACATTCGAGGCGTAATCGCGATTGGTAGACCACGATCATCGACGAAGTTGTTAACAGCAATAACAGCATTTTCAAGTGCAGTTTCCGACAAGTCTACCTGCGTAGAAAATGTATTGGAAAACGTACCACCAGAAACAAGAGGATGTGCAGTGTTAGCCAAGCTGACACCGTCACCGCCTTTATAGCTGGATGAAAACGCATTGTTAAAGATGTTAGCGGCAGTCACCTGTTTGGTGTGTGCCATTGATCGAGCAAGTGCTTTCGTGTAACGAGTTGAAAGTTGCTCATAGAGGTTATCCTCCATCGCCTCGCTCGATACGGAAAAGCCAAGGGCCACTGTAGAATGCTGATATCTTGCAGTCCATGCTTCCTGTGCTGTGTCGAATGTTACCGATGCACCTTCAGCTTTTGTTGGAGCCGCCCCAAAACCAGACAGTAGAACCTCTTCTTCAAACGCTCTGTCTGAAGAAACCTTCTCAAATAAACGCTCATGTTGGTTGTCGTACCTGTCGTACTCCATTCCGAATAAAGCGTGTAGACCGGGCACCAAAGATTTGGCGTGGTCTGACCTTACTATTGCAGCCATTTAATCAGACCTCCCTATATGCCAGCTGTGAACTGTCCGAAGAACGATTCGTTCAGGGACACTTCCATCTGGACTTGGCTTCCAGCAGCGGAGCCATAATTGTTATCGGGAAGGGGAAGTTTTCTAATAACTTTCCACCCAGCTTGTGATGCAGAAGCACCTGATGTATCCAGCATGTAGCCAGATAAACCTGTTGATGTGCTTCCAGAACCAGCAACGTGATCGGCTGAAGTGCCGAGATCTGCCGATGTCAAGAAGTCACTATCCGCATCGTCGTAGACTTTGTACGTGACCATCGGATCATCAATAACCAACGCAACAACATCTGTTGCACCAGAAACTGCACCGGGCCAATACCGTGAGAATACAACTTCACCATCGGACTTTTTGTAAGAAACACCTTGGAATACGCCGAGTATGACGTTACCAGCTGCTGCGACTTCTATTGTCCCAGCGGCAACAAACTTCACAGGATCACCTGAGAAGATTTCGGTGCTATAGTCTATCGCGATAGTGTATTCAGAAGTTCTGATTTCACCACCCGATAGATGACGCAAGGGTTGAAACCCATAAGCTGCCATTTTATCGCCTCCTTAGATTAAAAGAATAAGTGGCGATCTTTAAGTTCAGTCGTCGAACTGAACCCCTCGACCACCACCCGTCGAAACACGGGATCTTCGGTCAACGCTAATCGGCATAGTGGGGTGCTGTTCTTTAAATAAACTGTTATCTACGGCTGTTAATAAACGATCTGTTTTACCGTCTATATAGTCCCGTTTTGCAGAAACCTGCTCTTCAGTATTTTTCATTAGAATCAAATCACCCTGACCTACAACGCCAGCAAATCGACCTTCTTGGTGAACCGATCCCAAAAACTCTGGATGCTCTTCAAGTTTGACAGGCTCCCACCCTTCGCGGCGACGAACAGACAAGTTCTTGTCATCATCACTTCCAAGGATTGAAATCCTGACCCACCTATAAACCAATCCGGGTTTTGCATTCGGTGCATCAAGTTGACTTGGCGGGACATAAACTGCCCGTTGGGTATTGGCGCGAGTCTTTACTTCGCGATCAGCGTGTTTAACGGTAGTATTCATATAACCTACTCCACGTAACGAGCGTAGTCTTTAGGAGAAACGCCCAATCGTTTACATACATCAAGCTGCGCTTGGGTGAGTTTGATCGTGCGTTTGTTGGAGCCTCTCGTCACTCCAGCAACTGGCGAAGTTTGCTGAGATCGTGCTTTCGCCTGCCCAAATTTTTGCGGGAAGGCTTCTTTAAGCCGTCGATCTAATTCTTCGTAATACTCATCACTAGTTGTATCATATCCTTCGCTGTTTGTTAAGCGGTTGTGGATTGCATACGCCGACCCTGTTAGTATTTCGTCTTGCCCAAACCAGTTGTTTCGCCGTGCCCACTCAACCGCCTTCGGTTCAGGTTGCGCTTGCTGTTGTGGTATGGATTGTTGTTGTTGAAACTGTTGCTGTTGAGGTTGTGCCTGCGATTGATTAGCAGATTCCCAACGCTCCTGTTCCTGACGACGACGCTCAAAATCCGAACTCTGGTTGTTCAAACGCGAGAGCTTATCCTGAACCTCAAACATTTTAGAGGTGTCGCCACTATTATACGCATCGTCATAGTCACGTTGCAGTGTCATCTTCTGTGCTTCAATTGCAGATTCACCTGACGTTAATGCATTAGCCTGTGCCGCATTATATGCCTGTTGTAGCTTAATAAGGCGCTCTTCAGCCGCCGCACTACGTCGTTCAGCTTCGTGTCGTTTTGCTACTTCCTGACTAATTCGTTTTTTTACACGGGAGCTATAATCTTCTGGGTCACCTTCAGCCGCTGGTTCCTGTGGCTTTGGTTCTACGAGTTGTTCGCCTGCGGTTTCAACACCAGCATCATCATCAATGACAACAACACTTTCGTCTTCAACTGCTACTTCTTCTACTGCCTGTGTATCACTCATTGCAACGCGCTCCTTTCTTTAATAACCGCCTGTATTTCGTCATCGTTTAAAATGCGAACGGGGTTACCGTGAACGCGAAAGCGTATACCAGCATATTTAGAAAAAGTTACCGTGTCGCCGGGGTTCACCCAGTCATCAAACTCTTCCATGTCTGACCTGCTGTAAGCGAGATCCCCTAGTGACACAACAGTACCTAAAACACATGTGCCCCTTGCAAGATCCAATGCCGAGTTAGGTAGCATGATGCCGCCCTTTGTTACTTCTTCCTGTGGCTCATCTGCGACAAGCACTCGATAACCCGCAGGTGTTACCGCCGAGTCAATTAACTCAAGCGTTTCTTCACTAATCGTCTTCGTTTCCATCGCGCAGTTCCTCTACGATAGTTAGCACTCGATCAATCGCTGAAATTGCACCTGAGATACGAGTGTATTCATCCCAGTTACTGCAGCGCCCTTCTCCAGAATAAGCAACGTGTTCACTTCTCAGTTGATTAATCTGTTTTAATAAATACTCTTTATCCATCATCACCCCTTAAATGCGTTGCAATGCACTCGCTGGCAAAAACGTCTAGAAATTTTGTACCAAGTACCAAGTCATCAACATTAATCTTTGTAGACGCGAGGCTAATTTCACCATTTTTAAAAAACACAACACCGAGTACGCACTTAATGTCAGGAGCATCTAGTTTTAGTTTTTCCCCCAGCCATGCGGCGTCTTTGTAAACCTGTTTTGGAAACGGTATTATCTTTTCTAGATCCACTTCTTTTTCGAACGGATCTTTTGATTTGCTTGGCATTATTATTCCTAGTAATCATCGTTTAGATGTACCTGTTGTCGCATATTTAGGGGTGATATTGAATGGGGTTGCATGGAGTGCTTTGCTACAACAAACTCCATTAAACTGAAATAAAGTAAACAATCATACAAAACAGTAAAAAACACATAATCTGTGCTAACACTCTTTCTGACATCGTCACCTCATTGATTTAGTTCCTTTGCACTTCCACTTTTTCCTAGATAGGTTATTTGGAGAATTAGGATCACGGGCTTTCTTTGCCGACTTACCGCCTTTGCGTAGCATGTCGCGTTTTATACCCGCCGATCTCGCACAGTAGCTCGAACCCTTAGACGTGCCGGGTCGGATACGGTCCTTTCCATCCGATGCCTTGCCGGATTGACCGAAGGATACCTTGCGCGTTCGCCCTGTTTTAGGGTTCTTAACCTTCTTGACAAACCGCTTACCTTTAGCAGGTGTTGCCATTACGCCGATACATCATCCAGTAATGCGAATACCTGTGCATTAACAGTTGCATCGCCAGCACCACCATCGTCAGATGCAATACAGTGTAGGTTTGCAACGGTGACGTTTGGTAGTCTGCCAAACCACGTTTCAGATGCACCGATAAAAATACCGTCAGCCAAATCGTGGGCAGCTGCACCGCCATCTATAGATAACATAATGCCATCTTCCGTTGAATCATTTTTGACAAGCAAAAATTTAACAAGGTCTCCACTGGCTACTGTTTCGGGTGCCGTTGTAGATGTCGTTGCGGCGGTAGTGAGATAGTGACCTGCAATTAAATCTGAACTGGAACTGTGGCTGATTGCCGTATGTTTGTAATACCACTTCTGCGTAGCATCGGCAGGCGCTACAGACATTGCACCTGCAATAGTTAACTGTATATCATCAGGCAACATCGTTGCTTGAAGAGCTAGGGTTGCGTCATCAGCCATTTTCTAATCCTTTATTGGTTGTTACGAGACACGTTCATAGCCGCAGCGGCTACGCGAGATCGTTGATCTGCCGCCTTAATCTGCGCGTCTAATATTTTTGATTCTGCTTCGAGTTCGCGATCTAGGTTTTGATCGTTTATTTCAGCCTGAAGTTCAGCTGCTTTCAATTCTACATCTGCCTTGGCTTTAAACGCCTTGACATCGCTGTCCTGTTTATCAATCGCCAGCTGTTGCATTGCCACCTGCATCTGCGGTGTCTGCATTGCCTGCTGGTTTTGCTGTGCCTGTTGTAACTGCATTGCCTGTTGCGCAAGTTGCTGACCAGCTAGAGCCTGCATCCTCGCCAGTTCGTTTTCCATAGCTGGATCAAGTTCCATATAATCTGACGGCGCTGTTGGTTTTAGTGGATTGTAATCTGGTGCATCAGGAAGCTGTTGCTGTATTGCCGCTTCTATTTGCTGTCTATATTGGTGTGCAATGTGTTCGTTAATATGCGCATTCATCCGGGGTGCAAGCTGTTTAAACGTGTTCTGGTCACCCTGCATGGACATTAAAAACGCTTGATGTGTTTGGATATGGGCTTGATGATCTTGGTCTGCAAAAGCCTTCGCAGCCTTTCCATGCATGAACGCAAAGTTTTCAGTAGCAGGGTCAGCGCGTTGTGGACCGCGATCAGGCAACAAGATATCATCGATTTCATCCGTTCCTATAGTTTGATGCATCCTTCGCAGTGCGGCTGGAAGGTCATGCTGTTGCGGAAATTGTTGTGCCAGCTGAAGCTGTGCCTGCGCTCTCATAATTCTCTGGGATTCACTGAAGATGTTTGGATCTGAAACAGGGATTACGTCTACCCTGCCGTCATAGTCTTCACGTCTTATGTCACCCGCCCCACTGGTGTAGGCACCGAAGTCACCATACTCATAGTTTAGCCGCGCCATTAACCTGAATTCATTACGCTGGGCACGGTGTAGTCGTCGGTGGATTGTTGACATCAAGCGCTGTCCAGCTTCCATCATCGCAACCACACTACCGACAGGTGTCTCCTTGGTATTCTGATCCCCTACTTGTAAATCTGTAGAAGCAGCAAGGCGACGACCATTATCAACAATAGAACCCAGTAACATAGCGAGTGTTTGACTTGGTTCCTTTGTAGGTAGCGGTATAATTGATTTACGAATGTCATCCCCAACCCCGTCTATATCTCTAAATTCACCAAACGAAATGGGTTGATCTCCTGCGACCCGCATACCTCTGGCTTTAAATCCACCCGGCAAGTTTGCAAACTGACCAGCATCAACAAGACTACGCAGTACCGCCGTTGCAGTACGCTGGAGATTGCCAAGTACATGTACGAAGCCCAAACCATAGAAACCTAAACCGGGAAGAAAGCGGTATACTGTGAACCAATTTAATTTTTTGTAATCTGTATCGCCTTCCGCATAATTTCGGCGTATGGAAAGAACTTCATTATTCGAATCAAGCACTGTTACAATATACGGCAGTGCTATGCCTGTCGGGTTGCCTTCATTATCAAGATGCTCAAAGCCGGGTAGATCAAGATTGACGTGGAACTCCAGAACCCTGAACCGCTCCCCGTAACCCGTAAACGTCAGCCCAGTTATTTCGCTGGCCTTTTCGTTTATCTGCCCACGGTCTAGATCAGCTGGTGTACCCAGATCAAAGTCACGGTATTCACCAGCGACCTGCATTTTACGGATGTCGTTCGCATCCATCGTCAGTGCATGGCAGTAACGCGAAGCAGTCATCAGGTCCGACGCTTCATTGTCTATTACAAAATCCTGTGCCCCGACAAAGCGTGATGTAATTCTATTAAGCGTCGCATCCCAGTAGGTTTTTTTGAAACCAATACCCATGAGTGGCAACATGAACAACATGCGATCCATCTCATCAAAGTATTCTTCGCATTCTTCTGTGATCTGATAGTTCATATGCTGTTCGACACGTTGTGCCTGCGCTATCACTGCTTCGTCACTACCACCTATTATTTTAGTTTTGATCGGTCCATCCGCTGGACAGAGTTCTGCAACAGCACGGGCCTGAAACTGTAAACATGCTTCCAACAGCATTGGATGATGGGCACCACATGCACCCTCAAACGGCTCACTAACTTCTTCCAAGCGAATGCCCAGAATGTCCATGCCCTCAACAAGAGCGGTTTCCCATTCTGCCCTGCTACTACGATCTTCATCATAGGCTTCAACGAGTTCAGACGCTAGAGCAGACAGTTCGGTATCAACCAAATTGTCAGCAAGGTTAGCACCGTGTGGAACCATGAGTTCACTCGTTGGATAGTCACCGATAGATATCTCAGTTTCACCAGACTCAAGGTCTGTTTCAATTACAATTTCAGTTGAAATATCCTGAGTATTATCGACGACTAATTCGGGAGCAAGTAAGTCTAATGCCCGTTCAATAGCCATATATTAAAATCCCTATTTAGTAGTGACAAGATAACATAAGTATAGTTAATCACCAATAGTAGCGCTTGCGCTTCTGGTATGTCTGGTCTTCTTCTTCCTCAATCCCATAGTGCAGGAAATAGCCTGTTTTCAGCCTGATAATCGCCTGCGTAAAGGCATCAACCATGTCTTTGCGACGACCATTGGGGAAGCTACTGCACTGGTTCAAGAAGTCGTCAGCCCAATATTTACCCTGCGGTAACCATATCTGCCCGTTCTCAACCATTGGTGCTACGGAATGGGCACG